AGCTTTGCATCTCTCCCCGATGTCACCGGGGGGGCACCAGAGCCCGTAGGCAATGGGTTTGATGGGGTCTCCAAAAACGACCCTAAAAACAATTTCGGGCACCGGTCGCAGAGAGTGGGATTTGAGATGGCTGATCGAACACGACGGGATCGCCTCGAAGAGATCCGTGACCAGCTGACAGACGCAATGGCTCAGGCCGACGTGGCCGTGAAGGCCCAGATCGCCGGCCAGCTTCGACAGGTGTTGCGGGAGATCGACGAGATCCCCGTCGATGGGGGGAGGTCCGCGCGTGAACGATTCGCTGATCGCGTCGCAGCGGCCGACGCTGCTTCATCTTCCGCCTGACGTTGCGGATTTCACGATTGGCGATATCGCTGTCGAGTTCGCCGCCGAGGTGTGCGGGCTACGTCTGTACGACTGGCAGGCGTGGTGCTTGCGGAACATTCTGGCCCGTCGCACTGACGGCAACTGGGCTGCTCGCGACTCGGGCATGGAGGTGCCCCGGCAGAACGGGAAAAACTCGGTGCTTGAAGCGCTCGAGCTGTATCTGATCTTTCTTGGCGGTGCGAAGCATGTGGTGCATTCGGCGCACGAGCAGCCGACCGCCGAGATGCATTTCACCCGGTTGCGGACGCTGATCGAGTCGTCTGATGAGCTGATGGACGAGATGCCCCGCACGCATAACGGCGGGTTTCATACGGCCAACGGCAAGGAACGGATCGAGTTGGCGGATGGCCGCAGGATCGTGTTCAAGACCCGAACGAAGAGTGCGGGTCGCGGCCCGTCGCCGGATGCGATCGTGTTCGACGAAGCGATGGAGTTGGATGCTCGTGCGCTTGGTGCGCTGACGCCGTCGCTGTCGGCTCGTCGTAAGGCGATGCTTGTGTTTACGTCGTCGTCGCCGTATGAGGACTCACAGCAGTTGCACCGGTTGCGTGCTCGCGCTCTTGGCGGCGAGGGCGGCAGATTGTTCTATGCGGCGTGGAACTCCGAGCCCGACGCCGATCCACGGGACGAAGCGAACTGGTTTCGCTGCAACCCGTCGCTCGAGATGGGCGATGAGGATCGGATCGGCAAGCAGATCGATGCGATGCGCGCCGATCTGGACACGATGACGCCGGACACGTTCGCTGTCGACCATCTCGGCATTCCGCAGGAGCCGTTGTCGGACCGCGATTGCGGCCCCATCCCGCTGACCACGTGGGATTCACTGATCGATGCAACGTCAACGCCTGATTCGAAGCGGTGCGCTATTGCGCTCGACACGAACCCTGACCGGACGTGGTTCACGCTGTCGATGGCAGGCGAACGGTCGGACGGTCTGATTCATTGCGAGATCACCAAGTCTCATCCTGACAAAGCGTCAGCGATCGCAATGGCCGACGACATCGCAGCCAAGCTCGATCTACCGGTGGTTGTGTCGGAGACGTCTGGGCTCGCCGACGACTTGGTAAATGCGGTGACGATGAAGTCGGGTGAGCAGGCGCTCGCCACGTCGAGGCTGATTGACGCTACGAGAGGCGAAGCGCCGCTGGTACGTCATCGTGGCGAACCGGCGATGCGTCGGTCGATCGAGATGGCCCAGACGAAGCCGTACGGCGACGGCGGGGTCGTTTGGTCACGTCGCACCACAAGTGGCGACATCTCGCCGCTGACGGCGTTGACGATGGCCTTCGGCCGCTTGAGTGTTGGCACGGATCCTGCGCCGACCCCGTTTGTTGTGTTCTGAAAGGGGCGCCGATGAGTGTGTTCTTCGCTGCTGCCCTGTTCGTGCTGGGCGTCGTTCTGTTCTGTGCCGGCGTGGCGCTCATGTACCCGCCCGCCGCTTTGGTGGCCGCTGGTGCGATCTGCGTGACGTTGGCCGTACGCACCGAGGTGGGTGACCAGTGAGGCTGCTCGACACTCTCGGGCGCCGTCAGCCCCACGACGCTGCACCAGTGAACGCCGGGTGGCCGTCATGGTTGAAATACGGCGGGCACGAGTACCCGACCGGCACGCTTGCCGGCAGCGACCCCAATATCGCTGATTCGTCTTTCGAGTCGATGATTCGCAAGGTCCACGAGTCGAACGGCCCGGTGTCGTCGGCTGTCACCGCCCGCATGTTGCTGATGTCCGAGCTGGATTTCGCGTTCCAGGCGCCCGAGCCGGGTTCACCGTACGTTCGGTCTTCCGCTCTGGATTTGTTGCGGTTCCCGGCGAATATGACCAGCAGCGAGTTCCTGAAGCGGCTCGAGCAGGACGCTTCATACGCGGGCAACGCGTATGTGGCTCGTCGTGCTGGATCTGGCGAGGTGTTCCGTTTGGAGCCGTCGCGAGTGATCTTTAAGTTCGGCTCGAACAGCGAACCGACATGGAACGCCGCTGGCGACATGTTGCTGCCGTTCGACGCGAAGGTCATCGGCTTGGGTTACAACCAGGCGGATGGGCCGGGACCGCTGCAGGCCAGAAACGTCGAGTCGTTCGCGGTGGGCGAGTTCGCTCACTGGAAGCCGGAGCCCGACCCGATCCACTGGTGGCGTGGGGCGTCGTGGATCACGTCACTGTTGAAAGACGTTGTTGCCCTGGACGGCCAGATTTCGGACCACCAGTCGAAGTTCTTCAAGAACGCAGCGACCCCGAACCTGGTGTTCATGATGGACCCACGGCTGGACGCTGAGGCCGTCAGGGAGTACCGAGACATCATCGACGGCTCGCACGCCGGGGTCCGCAACCATTTCAGGAACATGTTTCTTGGCGGCGGCACCGACGTGAAGGTTGTCGGCCAGGATTTCGACAAGCTGTCGCTGAAGGATCTTCAGGGTGGGCTCGAGACTCGCATTTCGATGCGTTCGCGTGTTCCTGCCGTGATCTTGGGCGCCCGTGAGGGTTTGTCGGGGTCATCGCTGAACACCGGCAACTATTCGGCGGCACGCCGGCTGTTCGCTGACGGGTGGTTTTCGCCGTCTGTGAAGTCGCTGTGTCAGTCGTTGGAGTCGCTGGTCCCGCCGCCAGCGGGTATGCGGCTGACGCATGACCCGTCTGCGATTCTGTTCCTGCAAGAGGACCGTAAGGACGAAGCCGAGATCGATGGGGCGAAGGTGTCGGCGATCCGCACGCTGGTGGATGGCGGGTTCGATCCGGCGTCTGCGGTGGCGACGATTGCGCCGCAATGGTCTGACAAGTTGGACCACGCCGGTTTGCTGTCGGTGCAGTTGCAGGAGCCGGGTGCGTCCGCTTCCGATTCCCGTGCGGTGATGGGACGTCTTGGCCGTGTCGTCGACGTTGCGTCTGTGGACGTGGATGCGCTGGTCGCTGGGCTCGACGACGACGTTGCTGCCGCCGTGGTGCGGGCCGTTGCCGATTCCGATGCGACCGACATCGCTGATCTTCGCGCCGAGGTGCGCGCCGTACTCACGACAGGAGTGACCAAATGAACGACATCGACACCATGATCGCCGACGCCAACGCGCTGCGGTCGAAGCTCGAGTCCCGCCAGAAGGCGCAGACCGCATCGTCTCCGTGGTATGCGATCACGAACCTGGAAGATGACCGGGCGAGCATCCGAATCTATGACGAGATCGGCATGTGGGGTGTTGACGCCGACCAGTTCGCGAAAGACGTCGCTGCAGTGTCGGCATCGACGATCGAGGTGGCGATCAACTCGCCGGGTGGGTCCGTGTTCCAGGGTCTTGCGATCTACAACACGTTGCGGACACATCCGGCCCGAATCGTGACGAGGGTCGATGGCGTTGCGGCGTCTGCTGCGTCGTTCATCGCTCAGGCCGGTGACGACCGAATCATGGTCGAGTCTTCGCAGATGATGATCCACAACGCGATGGCGACCGCCTACGGCAACGCTGACGATTTCCGAGAGGTCGCCGACTTCCTCGACCGCCAGTCGACCAACATCGCCAACCTGTACGCGTCCCGCTCGGGTATGCCTGCTGACCGTTACGTCGAAATGATGAACGCCGAGACGTGGATGACCGCCGAAGAGGCTGTCGCCGAGGGTCTGGCTGATTCTGTACTCGTTCCCGAGCGTCAAACATCGAACCGTTCCCCCCACGCCGCCCTCGACGAAGCCGCCGCACCTGCCGCCGCCCACGTCGACGCCGCACTGGTGGAACACAAGCAAGCGGGGGAGCGCGCCGTGTTCCTCCGATCCCTTCAAATCCCTAGGAGAACCCAATGAACATGGAATCACTCAACAAACTGCGCAACGAAGTCGCGTACGTCGAAGACTGTCTCATCGAGATCGACGCAAAGGCTGACGGCGTCCTCGACGCTGACGCCCAGTCCGCATGGGACGCCGGCCAGGAGTACCTGACCGACAGCAAGGCGAAGCTCGAGGCACTCGAGGCACGCGCTGCGGCCGTTGCCGAAATGGTGAACGGCGCTGGCAAGCGTGCCGACGCCCCGAACTTCCATCGCACCCCCGAGGCCATCGCCTCGGTCAACGTGAAGGATGCCAGCCGTTCGCAGATCCGCGATGCGGCGATGCGTGCCATCGAGGGCGCCGACAAGTCGTACCTGGGCGCCATGACCGGGCGGGCCGATCTGCTCGAGAAGGCGCTGAACCGGGGCGAGTCGAAGCATTACAGCTCCGACCTCGTGGCCCGTTCGATTGTCGCCACCTCGAACGAGGACTACCAGTCGGCGTTCGTGAAGGGCATCAACGGTCAGGCTTCGTTGTGGACCCCGGCAGAGGCCGCGGCGTTCCGTGACGCTCAGAACGCTTCGCTGACAGACGGCGAAGGTGGCTTCGGCGTGCCGACCATCATCGACCCGACCGTCATCATCACGTCGGGCGCTACCGGTTCGGCGCTGCTCGATGCGGCGAAGGTGGTCCCGGTGACTTCTTCGAGCTGGAACGGCGTTTCTGCTGGCGAAGCGACATGGTCGATGGATGCCGAGGGCGCTGAGGTGTCCGAGGACACCCCGACGTTCACTCAGCCGTCGATCAAGATGGAGAAGCCGCAGGGCTTCATCGAGTACACCGTTGAGGTCGGCCAGGACTACCCGAACTGGGCTGCTGAGATGGGGCGTGTCATCATGCACGGCTATCGCCGCCTCGCAGCGTCACAGGCTGCGGTCGGTACCGGCGTTTCGCCGCAAACGACCGGCGTCTTCGTCGGCGCTACGTCGTCTGTGGACGTCGGGACGGACAACACGTTCGCAGCGTCCGACGTGGACGCTGTGTACGCCGCTGTGCCGGAAGACTTCCGGTCGAACGGCGTCTGGGTCATGGATGTCACTGTCGAGAACGCCATCCGTGCGTTCGGTTCCGGCACGGCGACCAGCCGATTCACCGTCGACCAGACCGCCGGGGGTATCACGCTCCTGAACGGCAAGCCGGTGGTCCTGTCGGATTACGCCCCAACCTTGGCCGCAGCGACAGACGGGTCCAAGCATCTGGTGTTCGGTGACATGGAGTACTTCATCATCGGGCAGCGTCTCGGTATGACGATGACCGCCATCGACGTGCTGTTCGGTGCGAACCAGCGGCCGACCGGCAAGTCCGGCCTGTACGCCTACACCCGCATGGGTACCGGCGTGACGAACGCAAACGCGTTCCGTCTGCTCAAGAACATCACCACCTGATCCGGCTGAGTCACACCCGCGGCGTCGCAACGACGCTACGCCGCGGGTGTGCTGCCCGGTTCCACATCGAAGGAGTTTCATCATGTTCGTATTTGTCAACCGATCCGCAGCGGTCGAGGTCAACGACATCCCGGTGTCGATCGTGGAGGGCGACGCATGGGAGGCCGGCGACCCCGTCGTCAAGGCGTACCCGTCGCTGTTCTCTGACGCCCCGGTCATCGTGAAACGTTCTGCGCCTGAGAAGGTCGCACCGAAGAAGTCTGCGGCGAAGGAGTCCTGACGATGTTGCCGACTGTTGCGCGACAACACATCGTTGCCGCAACGTCGGCGACGCTCAGTTATCAGGGCGTGAACTCGGACGGTGAGCCCGCCGATCCTGGCGTCGTGACGGTGACGGTGTTGCCGTCTGAACCGAATGGTGGGGCGATCGTTTCTGACGCCGCTACGGGCGGCACAGGCAACTATCCGAGGACTGTTGCGCTGACAGCGTCACAGACTGCGACGTTGGACCAGATCAAGGCGGTGTGGTCATCGGACGGTGTGGTGCTCGCA